ATGATGTATCTCTGACGCGCTATAACCATAACCTTGCATTTGGCAAACAATGCAGCCTAGTTGCGATAGCTTGTCATAGTGATTGCGCTCATCTTTAGTCATCTCTTAATTTCCGTGAAATTTCTTTTTCTTGCTTTAATTCATCTTCAACTTTTTTTATTAAATTATATAAATCTTTATCAATGCCATCAGAATAATAATCAATATAATAAGTTGGATAAACTCCTTCACCAACATCAACCCACGATATAGCTTCTTTAAATGCTTTGTATAATAATTCATACTCATTGTCTTTAGTCATCAAGAGATCTTTCAATATAAAGGTTTTCTATATAATCGTTTATTATTAAATAATAAAACGCATCTTTTTCACATTCAAAGATTCCCAAATATGTTTCGTTTACAGTTAATGCTACACCTAAGTTCATATGTTTAAATTCTACTTTAGTCATTTAAATATTTCCTTAATCTTATTTCTGCTTTCATCTGCTGTCTGCACTTTTCTATGCGTCACAACATATTCTGATCCGCTTTTTACGCATTTGCCAACAAATGTCACTTCATCATTACTAGCTCGATAATCAAATGTAAATCCAGCATCAGCCATTTCTTTTATAAACTGGTTAATTGTTTTGTTTTCCATAAATAATCACCATAAGTAAAATTGCAGACAAAAATCCTAAAAAGTAAGCAGTTGCGTAACACAGTACGTATTCAATAATTACTCCCATAACCAACCCATGTTCGCTGCAAACGCTTCAATTTTTTCTTGGTACTCTGCCATCTCTTTTACCGATAATTTAGTAGTACTTCTTACCTTAGTTATTTTATCCCTGCCAACATATTTCTCAATAAGCAAAAAACGATAGCCCATTAAGTCATGAATATCCTCTGAGCTATAACCTAGATAATTTCCAATGCTAGTGTATAACTCCCAAAGCCTTTTATTTTGCTCAACGGATCGTGCTGATTCACGCTCTTTAATCAACACCTGCCAATTTTTATCAGGATCTTGCGTAATTAAATCTTGTAGTTTAGCCACAAGCACAGGTAAATTTGTGTGACTTATGTTAAACGGAGGTATTTTCATCATTTATATGCTCACCAATGCGTTTTTTAGCGTCTTGTAGCGATTTAAAACTACCAAGCATAGTGCTAGGTAGGAAGTATGTTGTATAAACCGCTGCATCGTTAATATTAAATTTAGTTATTGTATATCCATCAGCACGAATATGGTAATCATCTACTTTTGTCCATTTCAATGTTGTCATCTATAACCTTTGATAGCCATTTTGCAGATCCTAACTCTTTAAACTTTTTCAATCTTGCAGGTGTCAATCTTAACGAAGTCACAATGCCTTTTTCTGCTGGCACTTTTGTTTTATTTGCCATAATCAACTCCGTAATATTCTAATATTGTTTTGTATGCCTGTAGTAACTTTTTATCATATTTAAAGTCATCATCATTCATGTACTTAATATCTGGCTGCAATTTAATTATCTTTATGTCATCCATTAAAAAATCAACCATTAGCGCATCTTTTAAGTTATAAAATAATTCTTTATTAATGTGCATCATTTATCCTTTCATTGCATCTAAACATCTCAAAATAGCAATACGGGTGGCTTCATATTTGTCTGAGTAGTTTGTAAATTTTTCGGCAGTGCTTATAAAATCGCCTGTTAAACTAAAAACCTCGACAACTAACTCATTGTTGCAAACTACATCTAGGTTATTATCAATAGCCATCCTAAAGCAACGAGAATCGTCATCTGCAAGCCATGTAAATGGGAGAGGTTCACCATAATCATCATAACCATAATCATCATCATAACCATCGTTACGACCATAATATTTACTCCAATATTTACTCATGTCTTGTTATTTAAGGTTAATTATTCCATTATTGAAGATACAGTTTGTTTCTTAGACAAACTTGTATACAATTCTGTAGCTGTTTTGATTAATGAAGCGTGAGTCGAAATAAGATCGTCTGTTACAGTTAATTTTTTCATTTCTTTAATACCTGTAGCAAGTAAACCAAGATCGCTAGTAAATTTAGCTTTTTCCTCAGTAGTAATCATATTATTACTCTGTAATTGACTGATAGTAACATCAAGATCGTTAGATAGTTTTCTGAATTTTAACGTACTTTGATATTTTTTAAGCGTATCAGCAATTAATGTAGGCTTTTTAGCAAACTCTGCGATAAAACTTAACGAGTCTGGACCACATTCTTGGTACACTTGGTAAGCTGTCACTGCGACACGAGGTGATATTGTAATACCACCACGGTGATATTCTTGTAATAAGAATGGAATAATAGGGTCTATATTACCTTCGCCGAATTTTGTTTCTAATAATTTGTTGTAACTAGCTTCGGTGTAATTATCCCATATAACATTTAACTCAAGTGGAAAACGTTCCATTAAAGCTTTTAACGATGCATTTTTAGAGAATTCTTCACGAGTACGATTAGTACAACAGATGATAAACTTTGTTTTGATAGGGAAAATCTGCGTACCATTTCTGAACACTTTAGAAGATAAAATATCTTTTAATTGTTCTAATATAAAATCAGGAGCATCGAATAATTCTTCGAATATAACATATTCGTTATTCATAAATGAATTTTCAACTAAGTATTCGATTTTACCTGTTTTTTCGAATGTAGGTATATCAAGACCACCGAATAATCTATCTGTAGTCATACCTGTACCCATTGTAATAACATAAGGATCAATACCTTTTTCAGCAAGGTATGCTAATGTAAGTTCTGATTTACCGTGACCACCTGGACCGTAAAGCACGATGTTTTTACCAGTCTTAAGACCAATGTCTAAGATACTAAGTGATTTGTCCATGAATACGAAGTCTTTACCAAGACCTTCTACTTCTACTACTTTTGCTTTTGTTTTTTTAGCTGTCGCCATTTTTAAAATTTATTAAAGGGTTAAATAAAAGGTTATCACTATGATAACTTTGCAATTATAAAGAGAATCGAACTCTAAACATTAACTTCATGTCAACGCGCTTTACCAAGCATAATTTACCGGCTTACCAGGCCAACCACAACCAACTTGTTGCTTACGCCGCCATGACTTATGTATAGCAGCGCTTAATTCTTGACTTACAATTTGAATTGTATTACTTGTTTTTTGTTCTATAAAACAATAATGTTTACCATCTTTAAAACATGAATAAAATCTTTGTTGCCATACATCATTATCTGAATTCCTCACCCAAACAAGAGTATCTTTTTCAATAACACTATTTTGGGTAAACCCATTTAATGTGTATGGAGTGTGGGATAGTACGGGTGGTGAACCTTTGTAAAGTATACCATCATTAGTAAAATCCTCCACAAACCCATTTGTAAATTTTACTACAATAGGATAATGTGAATTAAAAACATCATTACTTACTTCTCCTTGTAAATCTTGCCAATAGACAATATCACCTTTTTTAAATTTTGTTTCCATTTTTTTATTTGTTTAATTAATATTCATCTTTAAAATCAAAGTCTTGCATTTCACTATCGTATGCCTTAGCAATTACAACATTCAAAGCATCGTTTAATTCATTAGTTAGTTTGCGTAAATTAGAATCTTTGTTTACTTTAAACTCGACACTGCTAAACATATACTGGTCATCATTAAATTCATGATTACCAACAATCCAATTAGCAGTTATGTTAATCATATTGTTATCTAAAATATACGCTCTAACTTTTAAATTATAAGCATCGTCAATTGGTTCAATGTAGTCGAATTGTAAAACTATTCCCTGAATAATTAAGTCTAATTCTGTTTCGGTGTATTTATTTAATCGCATGTTTTAAGTCTTTATAAATGTTAATTTGTTCTCCAATAACCGCAGCCTTTTGACTTGGCGTGTATAATTGAAATTCTTGTGAATTGATTAAGCTATTAATGGCAGTTAGGTATTGTGCCTTTTGCTCGTTATCGTTCTCAACTACTGAGCCGATAGTGCTATCTGTTAAGATTATCTTTTTAACTGGCATAATTTAATTTATTTATTTCTTGTTTAACTTCTTGCCAATATTTTACATTATCTAAATAGAAGGCAGAGTCCCCTTGTTCTACAATGGCTTTTAATATCTCATCAACTGCTATTAATGCGCAGTATATGTAATTATAATCTTCTCCATATCTTCCATCAAAACATTTATTATCTAAATATTTATCTACTAACTCTTTTGCTTTGTCTTTTGCTTCCATAATATTATTTGCTTAATTCGTAAACGTTTAAAGTTAGTTCGTCAATTTCGCCTTTGCAAGTGTAAATGATTGAATCCCTTTGTTGGATTTGATACTGTAAATTTGAATTGATAATCGAGTTTCTTACATTCATTCCAATTGAAATGATAGCAGTTACCGATACAACTACAAGCAGACCAAAATATAATGCTGCTTTGTTTACTTGTTTGTTTTCTGTGGCTTCGATGCCGTTGTTTAAGATTTCCTCTTTCATGGTAGTATTTGTTTTTAGGTTAATAATATGGATCAAAATTACAAATAAAGATTTGAATAAAAAAATATATTTTCAAAATAATTTATAACTGTTTGATAATCAAATAAATAGATTTTAAAATAATATATAAAAACGGCGTTCATTCCACATAATTACTAATGTTTTTACAATAGAATCATAATAAATACCATATTTTTTTAATACTGTACCACTTTTTGTTTTTGAGAATCTCATAATTTATTTATTTATTTTAACACTCCTATCAATAACCCACCTAAAAAAGCACCAACACCTACTTTTATCTTATTCCTTTTCTGCTTTCTTAAGGCTAATGAATCGTTATAATGCTGAATATCTTTAACCATTACAATATCTTTGTAGTTAATAATCATTTTAGAATAATTTTTTATAATTGAATCCTGCATTGAAATAGTGCTATCGTTAATTAAATCAATTTTATCATGCCATTTAATAATTGTATCAAAGTAGGTTTTGCATGTGTCTGGGCCTATCAAATAAATTCTTTTGATGTTTTCTTTATACACTATCTTTAAACCTTGTTTAACGGCTTTTAAGCTATCTGTTTGTTTAGTTAGCTTAGTTATATCATTCGTTAATTTAGCGTTGCTTAGATTAGCTTTAATTAGTGTGCTATCATTAATTGGTTTATAATCTGTATTATCTGATTGAGTGCAAGTGTGGAGTAGCATAAATGCTAATCCAATAACTGATATAATTAAAAGTGGCTTTTCGTATTTCATATTAGTCTTGTTTGTTTATTTTATGATTCTTGCAATTACCTTTATGAGTTAATACAGTTGCATGTCCCCAATCTCCATATAAATATTGACAACTATCTATAATTACTTCTTTTAAATTATTTTGTTCATTTACTTTGTACTTTGTTTCTTTTACTTGAACATTAACTTTTTCACAACTACTTAGTATTAAAATTATTAAAGATATTTTGATTAGCTTTTTCATATTTTTATTTTTGTTTGTTTATTAAATCATTATATTTATTAGTCATTTCCTTAGCTTTTTCTTGCCAATAATCAAATTCTTTACATTGCCATATAGCTATTTCAATTGCTACTTTGTCAATTGTGCAAGTTCTACAAAGCATACGGTTAATTTCAGTAATCATTGTAACTGCTTTTACTTCGTGTTTTTCCATTATTTATTTAGTTTAATTGCTATTTTTAAATGAATTAAATAACCTATTAAATCGCTAACAGTATCTTCTGTTTTATCATTAATACCTTTCTTTAAAATTCTATTTAACTTATCATCAAGGCGTGCTAATATACCCTCTGTATTTGATACTTTGCTGAATACACTAATAGGATTATGTAAAGAATTATTATAATCAATATTTTTTTGTATCAATAGTTCTTTTAATTGTTCACACTCTAATTCGATTAGCTTGTTTACTTCTGTAATATTATTTTCCATTATAAATATCTTAAATTAGTTTCATTTTTTCTATCACCTCTTAACTTTGCAGATAAAAAAGACTTGTTAATCTTATAATATAAACCTGCATCAGTACAAGAATTAAATATTTGATTAGTTTCTATATTTATTACTTTTTTAGAATGAGTTTCTTTTGTTCTTTTAATATGATTTTCTCCTATTGTTTTTAATCCAGTGTCATAAGCATGTTGTATATTTTCTTTACATGTTACCCATTCTAAATTTTCTATTCTATTATCATTCTTAATACCATTTTTATGATTAATCATTTTTTTATTTTCTGGATTAGGAATAAAATGTAATGCAATTAATCTATGAATTAAGTAACCTTTATTATTACCTCTATTATGTAATGTTACTGATAAATACCAAATTTTTTTACTTGATGGTCTATTGCTTAAAATTTTGTTTTCTTTTCTTTTATAATTATTTAAACTTTTAACATTACCTAAATTACTGATTTGGTAAAGTCCTTCATAACCTTTAATGTCTTTCCATATTTCCATAATAAAAATACCGACTAACTACAAAGGCTTACCCACTCGATACGATTGTATCTATTGGCAATGTAATTAATCGGATTATTTTTAATGTGTTTCATAGTGAGTAAGCAATACAAATATAATAATAATTTATTTATAATCAAAATAATATTCATAATATAACTTTTAAGTTTTTAGATTCACAATACGCTTTGCTAAAAGCTAATGTTACAAGGTAGTAACCTGTTGATTCATTAAGGCACAATCTCGGCTTAAGAATTGGATTTGTTTTGTTAAACTCACTTAGAGCTTCATGTAGTGTTTTCATTTGTAGTAGTATTTAATTGATTAATATTTGACAATGTTACAAATAGTTTTTTGAATAAAAAAATTTATTATCAAATATTTATTAAATCGAATGAAATAAAATCATTATTTTTTGTAACTATTTGTTTTTCAACGTGTAAAATATAAATA